GATGTATCCTGTACACGTCGGTTTAGAGAATAGACACCATACATTGGTAAGTATTAAATGTTTAAACGTTGGTGTGCATCTCAAAATTTTAACAATGCAACCAATCTATCACATGTGCTCATGGACGGCGGAGTCCTTTCCGTGCCTTTTGATAGATTGAATGAGTTTTATGAAAAGTATATAGAAGCTGTAAAGTCTGGTGAAAAACTGTTCGTGGTTGAGCAGAAGAGTCCAGTGTATAACTTTTTTGTAGACATCGATTACAAAGATGACAGATCTCTCACGATTGATGAAATCCGTGACATTTGTAAAATCATATGTGATAAAGTGAAGCGACACGGTGGTAAAGAATGTGTGATCTCTGTATCACCACCCAAAAAAGCTGGACAACTCACAAAAACTGGCGTGCATCTCAATTGGCCAGATCTTGCGGTGGACCAGGCATCGGCGCTTGCACTCCGGGAACACATCCTCGTCGCCCTCACGAGAGCCAAAGGATCTCTCGATTGGAATGAAATTATAGATCTCTCTGTATACGGAAATCTCACACGACGAACCAAGGGGAGTGGTCTCCGAATGCCTTGGTCACATAAATTAGCAAAGCATAACGCATGCAATGGCCAGGGGTGTCCAGAGTGTGATGGGACGGGTAAAAATATTCAAGTCGCCTATCTCCCCATTTTCATATATAAACACGGACCCTTGAGTACATTGATGAGAATCGATCAGCAACCATGTCTCGATATTCTCAAAATGTCAGCGGTTCGCACCGATGCTCCACAGAATGTCGTGGTGGAACATCCATCTGTTGTGATCAAGGAGGGTACGTTTACAGACGCACAGACAAAAGATGAACTCCACGATGAAGAGTTGAGATCTATGATCGAGGATTTTATTCAGAAAAATATGGAGGGTCAAGGTGGTGCTATAATCACAAAACTCTTTAGACACAAAGATACATATCTCGTATCAACAAACTCAAAGTATTGTGAAAATCTGAAGAGAGACCATGGCTCAAATCACATTTGGTTTTATATCAGTGGTCGTGTTATTGCACAAAAATGTTTTTGTCGATGTGAAACCATACGAGGAAGACGCGACGGGTTTTGTAAAGATTTTTATGGACGCAAACATGAACTTCATTCTAAAATTGTGGACAAGTTGTATCCCCAAAAGAGTGATATTCAAAAATGTCCAGAGATTAAAAAGTTTGAAGATAAACCAAAAGTCAAACATGTTGATGTGAAACCCAAATTGGAATCATTTATCCAAAGATTTCTTGATGGTCAGAAAGACACACGAGTGATTAGTGTCTCCAGACAGAATAATAATTTCATAGCCCTCACAACCTCAAGTTATTGTGAAAATATCAAAGGTACACACAACGATGGTATCACAATGTCATATGAAATCAAGAAGAACAAGATTAATCAGAAATGTCCGGCATGTAAGAAGTCCAATGTGAGAACACATATATTAAGTACAAGTGTTGTCAAAGGGTTGTATCCAAGTTGAAAAAAATAAGCAATACTATCAGAAGATGTCACTCATTCTGATTGGCGCCACTTTATATATGGTATACAAACTTGTTGATGAGATTGAACATAAAGAGCCAATACCCCAAGTTGATCCATTTCATATGTATTCGGGTGTACATCCAGAACTTTACAAGGAATATCTTGACAATATGAAACTGTACAGAGACACACAGTCCAAGGAGTTTCTAAAAAAAGCTATATACAGCCTTGAAGAACTTGCATTATACGCTGAACCAGAATACACTGAAGAAATACATGAAAAGATACTTAAACAAGAGTCTTTATTTATATAAAAATGGTAGATACCAGAACAAGATCTGGACGAATTATTAAAAAGCCCGTCACATTTAAGCCCACTGAAAATGTATTAGAAGACGATTACGCAGAAGACGAACACGACACTGACTTTGATTCTGATATCGACACAGACGACGAAATCTATTCCGGGAGTGAGAGTGACTACGACGACGAAGACGAGGATGAGAATGGCAATTTGGAGGGGTTCGTTGTGGATGATGAGAGCGAGGAAGAATAGACTTAAAAAGATCCCGTGCTATATTAAAAAATGGAAACAGATATAGGAAATCCTATTGATTATGATCCATCGATTGATTCATTGAAAGATGATAAGATTGAAGATAATACATACCAACGGGAAGAACAACAGGACCCGTATTATTTTCAACCTCAGATGTCACATCATGATATGATGTACCAGAATCAACCACAAGCTACTAGTACTGATATATTCGCGAATGTCGAAAAGTCGACTTGGATTATAGCGTTCGCAGTATTCCTACTTGGCTTTTTCATGGGGAAAACCATGCAACCAGTCATACTCAGATACACTTGAGTACCCAACAAACGTACCAATCGCACCAACCTTTGGCGGTATGAAGCGGTCTGTCACCGGACCTCTATACGTATCTTCTATAAACCCCTTTATAGTACTCGCCTCCTCCGTTTCCTCTGTTTTGTTTTTTACTTTAAGTTCTGGATTAAAAAACAAAATAAAGAATGCACTAGTCAAAATGACGGTGATTAATATAGTTAACATTTCTTTTTACAATTAGGTTATATTTTATTTCATTTACGCGGACGACACTTCTGGCTCACCTTCTTCTGTAGACTCTTCAATCTTTGCATCGGTGGATGACTCAGTCTCGGTGTGTTGCTCGCGGAACTTGCGACGTTCTTCAATCTCAGCGGCAACAATGGCATCCGCTTCCTTGACGAGTTCCTCAATTGGAGCGTCTGGCTTTTCCTTTTGGAGACGCTCGAGGACTTCAGCTGGGTGACTGACTGGTGGTTCGTCGGGCTTGGTGTAGAATCGAGAGTTGTCATCACCCGGGGTCATGTGAGACGTAGAACTCATCATACCTTGCTTGCGTTCTTGGAACATGCGAGTCGCTTGGGATTGATTCTCTCTGTATCCAACCATGATTTCTTCAAGCTTTTGGTCGGTGTAGTGAACATCCTCAATCGCCGTTGGATCCGGTGGAATTAACAACCACTTGTACATGTCAACGACGTAGATATCAAACGTGGCATCTTCCTTTTGAAGACGCTTGGCGTGATTCGCGGCTTCATCCTTCGACGCAAAAGCACCACGGATCTTAATTCCAAACTTATCATTCTTCTGTGGGGCTTCTGGACCAATCACAGAAAGGCACGCGTAGAGTTGACCGGGAACAGTTGTGTAATCTTGTTCGAGAGACATGATATTATATGTTGTATTGCATTTAAAACTTTAAGCCAACTTAAAAGCAATTATGTACTCTATGTAAATGAGAACATTCTGGGATAAACAATCGTGGGCGACGGGGTTGAGTGCACAACGCACAAAGAAAGCAGATCCTGAAAAACTCCCTGATGGTTTTGAATGGTCGACGCATTCGATTGATACAATTTACACTTTTTTAAAAGAAAACTACGTGTCAGATGACAATTTTAATTTAAGATATACCGTGGATTCCCTCAAGTGGGCTATAGAGGTTCCGGGTCATCAAAATATTTGTATAGATGACACACATACAAAGGAACTAATAGGTCTTATATGTCTGACACCATTAAACCTAAAACTAAACGACACAGAAGTTAGGGCTGTACAAGTAAACTTTTTGTGCGTACACAAAGAGTATAGAGGTAAGAAGATTGTAGAATATCTGATTACAGAAGCAAAACGCGTTTCGGAAAATAAAAATAGAAATCAATCAATTGCCACTATACATCATTCAATTCCAGGATCAATTTTAAAGTCCTCATATTGGCATCGTCTCATTAATGTACAAAAATTATCAAAGTGTGGCTTTTATACAACAAACCGACCCAAGGCAAAAGTCTTTGAAATACGAGGTAGATCGTATTTTAGAAAGATGGTATCCAGTGACGTCCCCAAGGTCACACAACTATTGAAAGAATACTTCAAAAAGTTTAAAATTGCACCAGTTGTAAACGATTCATGGGTCAGACATTGGCTTATGCCACGAGATGGTGTGGTGTACTCCTATTTGAATGATGAAACAGGTGAGTTTCTTTCATTTTATAGCATCCCCTATGACACAATTGATAATTCAGAGACTGTGAATCAAGCATATTTATTTTACATGACGGGTGATAATTTTAATGACGCATTTTTAATTGCGAAAAATGAAGGTTTTGACGTTTTTAACACCTTAGACGTCGCACACGATGAAGATGTGTTAAAAAAACATAGATTTTTACGAGGATCTGGGTACGTGAATTATCATATATTTGACTGGACATTGAATTGTGAAAGTAATATAAATATAATAATCCCATAAACTACAATGGAAGAGATTCGCCGTAACCACAATGACGCGAAGAGGGCGTTGATCCAATGTGTGACCCGAGAGGGTGATCAAATATTGGATGTTGGGTGTGGTTTTGGTGGAGATCTTCAAAAATGGCACATATGTGGGGCAAATATGAGTATGTGTGACCCGGAGCCAAGTGCTCTAGTGGAAGCTCGATCTCGCGCCAAGAATATGCACATGCGTGTCAACTTTTATGAAGGTGACATACACCAATGCCCAAATAGAAAGTTTGATATCGTGTGTTACAACTTTTCACTCCATTATATTTTTGAAACGAGGGAGAAGTTTTTTAGTTCAATTAGGGAAATTAGAAAGAGGATGAAACCCGGTGGCAAGTTGATTGGTATTATCCCAGATTCTGAAAAGATTATATTCAACACCCCCCTCAAGGATGCCATGGGAAACTTCTTTCTCATGAAGACCCATGGAAATGGGGGGTACGGTGAAAAGTTATTTGTAAACCTAGCGGACACCCCATTTTACGCCGATGGCCCCAGATCCGAACCGATTGCATACAAAGACCTTCTCGTGACCCATCTAGAGGAGTTGGGCTTCACCCTAGAATTGTGGGAAGGTCTCGAGGGAAATCCAATATCAGAGTTGTATAGTAAATTTATCTTTGTATATAAGAAATGATTGCATTCATTATATTACTTCTTGTCAACTTATGGATATTGCAATCCTTACGTGAACCAGAAGAACTCGCGCAAGTCAAAGAGAAATATCAAGTTCTCAGGGAACATTTGGAAAACACAAATAATGAAAAGTTCAAGATGTTAACACGGTGTGTTCCAATCACAGGTATTCACCGCATGTCAGGTACGGTTGGCTATAACACAAACAAGGGTCATAATATTGTATTGTGCATCAGTGGAACATCAAATCAAATTTTCCATGTCCTCATACACGAGTTGGCCCATTGTACCGTCGAT